GGGGCAGAGTGGACAGTCTCTCAACTGACCACTGCAGCGAAGGAAGAAAGAATCTTCTTATTGGTTTTTTTAGATTTGAGACTCTTGACAAAAGCAGATTTGATTTGAGTCTTTGTAGCAGTATCAGCAACATCAAAATCAGTGTTGGAGGAGAGACTGGTGTTAGCCATAAAGTAGAGAGAATCATAACCAACGTTATTGAACTCCCATGTTTTTTCTTTCTTCCACTTTTTCATATTGATATCATTGATACCATATGGATTGTTGTGGGCGTAACGATAATAAGAATTGAAATCACCAGTGTTACCGATACGGAATCCAACCAGATTGACCTCAGGAAACTTATCCTTCAAGTTTTGAAGAAGAACTTGAGTGGTAGAACGATAGTCACCAGAGAGTTTATAGGTCTTGCCAAGTTTACGATCACGGAGTTGGTTACCCTCGTCAAAAGTTCGGACTCCAACATAGTCATCTCCATAACGATTTACTTTGACAGAGTATTGACATCCAGCAGATTCACCGTCAGTCAGAATACACACAGTAGTTTTCTGGGAACCAGTTTTTTTCTGGAAGACAGGGATTACATCATGAAGAGTGATGATAGCGTCATTCAAAGGAGTACCGCTCAAATCACATCCCATAGGGATATTATAACGGTCGTAATAATAACTAGGGGAGAAGTAATAAGCGAAGCGATAAAGATTGAGAATAGCTTTCTCAAAATCTTTGGACTTAGCAGAAGAAGAAACAAAGTTGAGCAGACTGGTTCGCTGGTGAATACCAAGTTTCAGATGCTCACGGTCACTTTTTTCTATAGTGTAGTCATGCTCAGGATTGATAAAACAGTTGCTCCACTCATATGTAAAGGCATACAGTTCAAAAGGAATCTGAACCTTACGACAGAACCACATAAGATTGATCAGTTGTTTCACAGTGGACTCGATGATATTGCCCATGGAACCAGACCAGTCAAGAATAAAGATCATGCCGTGGTTCTTACCATCAGGAAGAACCGTCACTTTCTTGAACAGATCATCATTGTACTTATAAGTATGTAGCTTCGAAGTGTCAAGAACACCAGTCTTAGATGTTGCTGCCCGAGCGTAGGCATCAGCAGACTTCTTACACTCAAACTCTTTCACAAGATAGTTTACTTCTTGCTGAGCAGATGCTTTGTATTCACGGAACTCTTTGTCAGCATGTTCAAAAAGATTTACGTCTTCTTTTTGTTCTTGCTGCTCGATCCAGCTTTGTTCGATGTATTTGTGGATGGTGTTGAAAGGAACAATGATCTCATCAAGATTATTCTTGCCGATCTCCACATACTCAGCACCTTGACTCCAAGCACGGTCAGTGTTAAGTCCCTGAGCATTTTGATCAAATGCTTTCTGAGTTTCGGAACGTTCTTCATCAGGACCAGAAGCACCCCCACCACCGTAAGAGGGAGTGTCAAGATCAGCATTACCAGTGCTGGATTGTTCTTCTTTCTGATCAGACTCACCCTGTTCTTCTCCTTGGTCCTGAGAGGGAGCATTCTGGGGCATACCGCCACCGGTAGATTGTTCCGAAGCGGGAGAATCAGCAACCTTTTCTTGCTTCTTCCGTTTGATGAAATCATTCAGCAAACGAACAATAACAGTAACGTCAGCAAAAGTTTCTGCCTCTTCAATCATGAAGATGAAGTGCTTCTCATCATCTTGAAAAGGAACGAGAGCAAAAGCACCAATCTTAAAGTGGAGATTAATACGGTCAATCAGGCTAAAGGTACTGAGATCTTTGTCTTTGATCTCAAAGAAGTCATTGTTGTTTAGTTCGGTATATCCCTTGAAGAAGTCACGGGCAAGACCAGGGTAACGACGCTTGATCATCTTCTCGATACGAGCATCTTCCACCACATTGTAGTAATCGTGAGGGATATCTTTATCCCAACATCCTTCCTTGGTGCCAGGAGTGTAGAGAGCGTGACCTACTTCATGACCGACAAGCAGATCATAGACAGTCTCACTTGCTTTCTCCCACAGAGGAAGAGTGAGCACACGGTCATCGATATTGAAAGAAGCTGTGTTGACTTTACGGTGCTCAACCACAAGGTTCTCGGTGGCAAGCAGGCGGGCGAGGTTGCCCTTGATCTCTTGGTTATACATGGGTTGTTTCGCTGATGTAGATACTATAAGACCCCCGACGCTTGCCGGAGGTCTTGGAGTGACAGTTCTTCCAGTGTCTGAGGGATTGCTTTCTCGCCCTCATTCTTCCTTTGCAAGTTCCCTTGCCGTGCTTGTCCTTACCGGAGTTGTGTTGCCAGTTGGGGGTCATTGTCCTATGTACTCTACACAGTATGTATACCACAAGATCAGGTTGCTGTCAACACGCTGTAGTTCTTTACCTTCTCAAAAGTAAATGTCTTGTCAAACTTATCGTTCATAGACTCACGGTGACTGATAACAAATACATTTGTATTGTCATCAAAGTTTCTTAGGATCCAACCAAGTTCACTACCACCAGACTGGTCAAGAGAACCATCAAAGATCTCATCTAGAATAAGGAGGTTAGTATCCACGCTATTCTTAAGCTTAGCAACAGAACGCCAAGTGAGCAACAGAGCGATATCAATACGAGCTTTTTCTCCTTCACTGAAGGACTCGTAAGAAAAGACATCCCGGTATCGTGATTTGATCGTTTCTTCAAAGTTCTCATCTAAACTAAACTCAACATAAAAATCCATGTTCTGAAGATACTGAGCAATCAATCTATTCATCACAGGAAGATACTTCTTGATGATACGTGATTTGATTCCACTATCTTTGAGGAGTTGGGATGCTGCTGACAGACAATCCATCTCTTCTTTAGAACTGGCGAACTGAGACTCCTTTCGTTGGAGTTCAGTGACATAAGAGTTTAGCGTCTCTTGTCCCTCATTTGTCTTTGTCTTAAGATTTCGTAAAGTTTTAACGTTCGCTTGAAGTTCGGCGGTGTCTGCTTCATTGTGATCCAGTGAAGTTTGAGTAACTGCCAAGTCTTTAGTATGCTTACCAACTTCCTCCATGAGAGCAAAGACTTCTTTCTCACGCTGTTCATAACGGAAGACTTCATTCTGAACTTCAGTCATTTCGATCCTAAGACCGGTGACAGCTGTCATAATCTCACCGAGTTTTTCTTTCTTGATGTCTTCAGAAATATGCTGAGAACATGTAGGACAAGAAGTTTTCTCCGTAAAGAAATTATGCTGGTCTCTAAACTGAGCAACTTTCAATTCAATATTACCTTTAGTCTTTAAGACCTTTGTTCTCTCTTTCTTGTCATCGGCATAGAAAGACATCATATTTTTAGCATGAGAAAGACCAGCTATACCAGCAGCATGTTTTTTCTTAAGATCTTCTCGTTCTTCTTGAAGAAAAGAAATTTTTGTTTCCATTTCTTCAATCCTTGATTGATTTTTTTCGTCTGCTTCGTTGACATGCTTTTCTAGAAGTTTCTTCTTCTCTTTGAGAATGTCAATGTTATAATCTAGATCACGAATTTCACTGTTAGAAACTTTAATTGTTTCTTTGAGTTTTTGATTCATTACAGAAAAGATCTGGATGTCTAGAATATCTTCAATGATCTCACGACGAGATGCCACAGGCAATCTCATGAAAGGAACGAAGGTAGAAGAACCAAGCACCACAATCTGTGTGAATGATTTGAAGTTCATCTTCAATACATTTTGCTCGAAGTTCTTCTGCTGATCTACGACTGAAGATTCCTGATTCCACAGTTGACCGTTACAGTAGATCTCAAACTTATTTGGTTTGATACCACGTACAACCTTATAGTTATTTTTAGCAATACGGAACTCAATCTCTACGAGACAATCCTTTTCGTTGATGCTATTGACAAGCATAGGCTTGTTGATCTTACGAAATGGTTTGCCAAAAAGAGAAAAGGTAAGAGCATCCAAAATAGTGCTCTTACCTGCTCCGTTCTTACCGATAATTAGATTAGTCTTCTCATCGTTAAGGTTGACTTCCGTGAATACGTTTCCTGTAGACAGGAAGTTTTTCCAACGGACAGTCTCAAAAATAATCATGATGTCAAATCTTCAGGGGGAATCAGGAAATCGTCGCCTGTGATTATAGCATACTTCTGCTCTTTGGTCTCACAGGCTTCTAGTATAACATCGGTGTCAACCTCTACTATCTGCATCTCTGGGTAGTCTTCTGCTTCTACCATAAGATGATAACGTTCAGCATCGTCAGAATTCTCAAACAAAGGAATAATGTGATCACCAAAATCATCTAAGACAGAGAAGACTCCTTCTGGTGTATCCTTTAGTGTGAGAATGTACATTAGATTGCTTCACAACTTTCAATATATAGGGTGTTTAAGATCTTCTTTAGTTTTTTCTTATCTACGGATACTTCTACTTCATCAATATATTCACTGAGAAGTGTCATAGTATCTTTGATCTCTAGATCAACTTCTTCTTGATCATCAGCATCACCCACCAGTGACTCAATGATTTTAACATCGTGAACACCAACATCATACAACTTGTCGATGACTTTCTCGAACTGTAGATAGTCTCTCTTTTCTTCTACAACTACCTTGACGAAACAATCTTTGTATTGATCGTAATCAATCTCTTGGTGTTCGGTGTCGTTGTAGTAAAGTTTCTGAAAGATCTCGTATGGGTTCTCGATGAATGTAAGGCGATCAGTTTGTGTATCATAGATATGGAAACCACGCTTGTCTTTGTAATCATTCCAGAACATCTGGTAGGGATTACCTAGGTATTGAATGTTACCTTTCTTAGACTTGTGGTGATAGTGACCAGACCAGACACGATCAAACTTTTTGAATGGTGCTGGATCCATGCCATGCTCCATTTTCATGCCAGGTGTTACTTCGAATCCCGAGAGTTCAAGATGTCCACATACAATGTCTGCGTTACTGTTTTCAAGCGTTCGAAGAACTTCCTCTTTATTTTCGCTATTGATCCAGGGCAACATGAGGAACTTTTTGATTCCGAGGGTGATGTGTTCTGGTTCTGAGAAGATTCTGATGTTGTCATACTGCTCAAGCAAAAGTTCTGGTGAGTTAATACGATTAGTATTTTTGTAGTATGTACAATGATTGCCCACAAGCATATGTACAGTTACACTCATATCCCTCAAGCGATCAAAATAATTATTTTTGATTCTGCCGTAAGCATTGAAATCCAGGGACTTACGGTTGTCGAAAGTATCACCTAAATCAATGACGGTATCGATATAATTCTTCTCTAGATAAGGGAAGAATACAGTGTCGTAGAATTTATACCAGTAATTCCAGAAGGCAAGAGATCCTTTCCGTCCGTCAAGATGCTGGTCTGTAATGAGTGCAATTTTCATTGTGGGTTGTGATCCTTCATTCCGTCGTGGTTGCCGTCGCCTGGTAGTTTGCCGTGTGCTAGGTATTCTACTGCTTGACGAGATCCTTCTAGTCTAATCAGATCTCTTTCAATACGTTCATATTCATAATGAGCATCCTGAAGTTCCAGTAGTCTATCAGCTAGTTGTTCAGTTCGTTTGTTAAAACGCTCAAGCAGTTGTTCGTAATTCTCAGTCGGTTTCATAGCTTACCTCCCACTACACCAGAGTTTACCACACGGGTATAGTCTTGTAAAGTGCCGTCCTGAAGACACATGAGATGCCACCGAGACACCTTGAGCACACCTTCATACGTGGCACCAGTAATGAAGTGAGCACCGTAAGGATTCTTTAGAATACTTGTATAAAGACCAAAACGAGTTTTCTTAATGTAAAAGGCATCATCAATCCAGTCAGCATCTTCCGGGACATTCTTTTCTATTGTACCACCCAAAGAGTCTTCTAGTTTTGGTTTTGTCATCGGTTCATCCTCGTCTCAATACTTTCTTTGATGTTAGACATATCAGAATACTGTTGGTTCATGCCTGACATATCACCATCATATGTGTCTGTGTGCATCACATACTCATGACCAGACTTTTCAAGGATTTTATTCTTAATCTCTTGCTGTTTGTTTTCTTTTTGAATTCTTCTCAGAAAAGCGTAGTAGATAATCTGAGTAAAATAAGCAAAGGGATTCTTTGATTTCTCTGGGTTGAAGTTGTTGATATACTGAACACAGTTCTCAATACCATCCGAGATCATATCATCTCTATAGGTATAGTTTACAAAGTTTGGTTTGAATGATAATCTGTTAGCAATCTTTAGAAAACACTCACCAATATATCGTGGGATAACAGGGCGGGACTTCCCTTGCTCTTCTGCTAGTCTACACTTTTCTTTATAAACAATGAGTGCCTCTAAGAAGTCTTGATTATTTACATAGTGTTCTGGATTCTTTTTTGGCATTAGACATTACTTCTTTGCTTATTTGATATTCATTATACACATGTCATAGGATCCTGTCAAGAGGGCTTGACAAGACCTGAGAAACTCAGTACAATGACTCTGTTAAGGGTTGAAGGTTAATCTTAGCTTTTAGCTGTTCTTATAGATCTGTTCTAGGTATGACTTAGTTTCCTTTACAGATCCTAGGTATCCCATACGACGAGAGAAACGTTCTGGTTTTATATCAACAGTATCTTCATTACCATGCTCTAGAATATTGATATAAAACTCTTGAATGTTTTTATCTAGTTCAGTCATGGTGATGACTTGTTCCATCTTGATAACAAACATATCATCATAAGTGGAGTTGATCCATTCTTTTAAAACAAAACCAGAAACCTTTTTGCCTTTTCTTTTTTGTTGTAAACGTTCTACTAACATAGGGTTAGCTAGTAAGATACTATTCTCTTCTTCTAGAAAACATACCTTAGCAACTATTTCTTCACCCGATGTTAGTTTTACTGTGGAGAAAAATTCTTCTTCCATACTCTTACCTTAAATCTATTTTTTGTATTTCGTATTTAAAATTCTCTTCTTTATAGATTTGGATTCTTTTCTTTAGATGTAAGAGGGTATAATTCTTTCTATTTTCAGAAGAGATATCATCAGCAATATCATAAAGTGTAGCAACATCTTTACCTTCTCCCTTACGTAATACTCTACCAATAGACTGTAGATTCCTAATCCTAGATTTAGAGGGGGAAGCAAAGATAATATTATGAAGTCGTTTGATGTTAATTCCGGTAGAGAACGTTCCGTATGAAGCAACGATAACAGCGTTATTCTCCTGTTCAGTTAACCTTCTTACTTCTTCTCTATCTTCAATATCAGTAGAACCGCTAACAAAGAATACTTTTCGATTCATACCAACAGAACTATTTATCATCTCATAAAGTGGTTCACCATGCTTCTCTACAAAGTTAAATAGCACCAGAGTATTACCATCTAGATTTTTAACTAGATCTGTAATCATAGCATTCCTTCTTTGATGAGTAACAATGTACTCCATCTCTTCGTGGTAGTCTTCGAAATCAATATGATCATGCTTAAGAAGCATTACCTTGATCCGTAAGTTAGATAGATATCCTTTCTTGATTAGATCATCAGTCTTAGTCACTTTTTCACAAGCACCAAACAATCCTTCTAGTGTCCACTTGTGTGTCTTAGTTCCATCTAGAGTTCCAGTAAAACCAAACCTATACACAGCATTGTGACACTTCTCCATAATATTGGTAAGTGATTTTGATTTGAATAGATGAGCTTCATCACCAATCACACAATCAATATCATCAAACCATCTTTTTGGAAACTTGTAGATAGACTGCCACGTAGAAACAATGATAGGTTTGTCAACGTTCTTATCGGCACCACCATATATCTTATGGATGTCATCTGTCACCCATCCATAGTCTTGGAAGTCTTTTGTAATCTGCTCTACCAATGATGTAGTAGGTACAACAATGAGAGTTTTCTTACCTGCCTGATGATAGTATCGAACCAGAGAGTAGATCATTAATGACTTACCAGATCCTGTTGGAGACAGAAACAATCCACGATTATGCTTTAGTGCTTTGTATACGGTGTAGTATTGATAGTCTCTTGCTTTGATATTAGAGATCTTATCAACCCAATCTTTTACACCCTGGGGAGATATAAAATCATTGGTATCATCTGGTCTACCATACCAGTTGTTATCTACAATCTCTATTGAGTTTTTTCTCTGGTCACACCATTCTTTTAGTTGATTCCACAACCCAACATATAGTTGTCCAGAAGCAGGAGAATATAGTCTAATAGTTCCATCCCAATGCCTGTATCTTGGATTTCTTTTTAAGAACTTTGCTTCAGGAACTTCAAACGTAAAATAATCTGATAACTCAAGGTGAACATGAGGTTCTGCCTGGATCGTCAGGAAAACCTCATTCTTCTTCTGTACAACTAACCTGTCCATTATGTAACACCGTTAATAAATTTCTCCCAGTCAATAGCGGATTTAATCTGAAACCCTCTATTGGTTATTTGTCTCATAACACCATCGAGATAATTTAGGATAACCTCGATGTATTTAATTGTTCCTTCTAGAGAGATGATATCTTCATCTGCTTCTAGATATGTCTTCATCTTCTCAGCAGTCTTGATGCTAGTTCCGAATGGTTTCTCAGCATAATCTTTAGCATCTGCTTCACCGCTGTAGTATTCTCTCTTTTTCTTTATAACAAATCTCAACTTAAGTTCCAATGCCATCTTTTCTTCAGATAGATCGGAGTAATGATTTAGATATTTGTTATGGAGATAAGGAATGTTTAGTGCTAGGTTTCCTAAGTCTTCTGTATACTCTTTATTCTTAAATTGAAAGTCTACTTTTGAATCTTCTTTCCATGCTGTTTTAATAAGGTCAAATCGTGAACGAAGTTTTTCAAGAGTGCTCATAGTTTAAAGTCTTTGTCTCGTATAGTATAGTTTTGGAATTTAAATGACGCTGCTGCCATGAAGTAATCTCCACCAGTATCACTAGCATCAAAATCAATCTGTGTCAAGGAGTAGGGGAAAATGTTTTCGTAATCAATGATATGATTATAGTTGAAATTAGAAGATAGGATGTGTAGTTGGGCACTAGAATATTGTGGGTAGTCTTCTCCCGTTTCCATCTGATCGGCATTTCCATTATCTCTTATCCAGTTATGGATTGCCTTATAGTTAACCATCTCCTCATCAACTAAAAACCTGACTGAAAGATCTCCATACGTTACTCCGCCTCCAGGTACTACAGGATAAGCCCTGAAGCGAGTAGGCACTTCTGTTACAGGCATCTGGATATCAGGAAGGTTTACAGATTGGCAAAAGAAATCTACACCCCTAAAGATCTCCAACTTTAATTGGAACCCAATAGGTGCTAGTAGATTTCTATTCTGTAACTGTTCCTGATACCACTTAGATGGCATGTCAACTTCCCAAGCTACTACTATTTATGTGCATAAAAAAAGACCCCCCGAAGGGAGTCAAGCAATTCTGGTAACTTTGTATCCATACTGCTTTTTAACGGCATTATAGATGCTTTTAGTTTCCCAAACACGTCCCGATTCTTTAACTCCTTTGGGTGGAGCAGGACGACATTTACCTTTCTTAAGCTCTTCTTGTGACAGGGGTACAAAGAAAGATTCTCCAACATTATACTCATACCAAGGATAACGAGCTGTAGATCCACCTGTACTTAGTGGAACTGATTCACTAATTTCGTGAGCGGTCATCTTGAAAAAATCCATGGTTGTCAAATCAAATTACATGCCAATTATAACGGACAAGTGAAATCCTGTCAAGCATAAAAAAAGACCCCCGAAGGGGTCTGTCTGACAATCGAAACCGATATCACATGAGGTTGGTAACACGAACCTTTCTGTAATACTGGTTGCTGTTAGCAGTAAGCTGCTCGGCATCAGGAGCAGATCCAGGAAGGTTAGGATCGACACGAACGAATGGGTTAGAAACCATACCGTAACGAGTCTTGAATCCAATCTTAGGTTGGAAGGTGTCAGGATCGATGCTTCTGAGCATCTGGAGAGGTACATATGGGCAGTAGAAGAGACCAGCATCATAGGGGCTAGTACCCTTATAACCCATTACGTAGTAGTGGTTGTCGCTTAGGTTAGCAGAGTAAGGATCAACGAAGACCTTGATTCTACCGTTGATAGTACCAACAGCGAGGTTACCAGTGTCATCGACTTCACCGATGGAAGGACCACCAGCACCGGTTAGACCGGAGGAGTAGTCAAGTACGCCTGCCATGGCGAGAGCAGAAGCAACGTCAGCAGAACAGATGAGGAAGTTACCCTTGCCTCTACGGGTCTTCTGAGCAATAGCGTTAGCATCACGCTCGATCTGGAATAGAAGTCCTTTGAACTTCTCAACAGACCAACGACCGTTGGAGTCAACGTCAAGGTCGAAAGTACCTTGCTGAGCTACGTTGTTACGAGCACCGACTTCAGCAACGCTGTAGACTCTACGGACAACCTCACGGTTGATTTCAGCAAGGATCTCGCTCGAAAG